TTAACTGGGCTATTGGTAAACTAAAAAAGATAGATAATGAGTAGAGCTGTATATTGTAAGTGTAAAAATACATATTGCATTAGCTGCTGTAAGGATTGTAAAGCTCCTGAATACTGGCAGCAAGGCATAGGAAATATTACTGGAACACCAGAGTCTGAGGGTGATGACTAGTCGAAAACGAAACAAACGTTAATTTAATTGTTATACTAATATAAAAATGTTTAATTTATGAAAGCAACAGAAATTTTAGGGAAGCTAAAAGATGTTTTACTTTCTACTGAAGAAGTGGTAACTGAAACTCCTGTAGAGGAGGTAAAAGAAGAGTTATCTGCTGAAGATGTAGTAGAGAACGTTGAATTAGAGTCTCAAGAAGAAGTGGTTGAAGACGTAGTTGAAGAAACTACTGAATTAGCTGAAGAAGACGAACAAGTTGTGGAAGAAGTAATAGAGGATGAAGCCCCTGTTATGGAATACGCATCTAAACAAGACTTAGAAGACCTTAAAAAAGAATTTATGGGTATCATCGAAGGTCTTATGAGAAAAGAAGAAGAATACAATAAAGAAGTACCTGCTGAACTAAGTTCAGACGAGGTTGTAGAGGAAATCTCTCACTCACCTGAATCTGGTATTGAAAGCAAGTCTAAGTTTGTTATCGGTGGTAACAGAGCTATGACAACTAAAGACAGAGTATTCGCAAAAATGTTTAATAATTAATTATTTAATAAAAATGGCAACAACAACATCTATTACTACAACTTATGCTGGTGAGAAATTACAAGGTTTTATCTCTGCTGCATTATTATCTGCTAACACTATCGAAAATGGTGGTGTAACAGTTAAACCAAACGTTAAATTCAAAGCTGTAATCAAATCATTGGCTACAGGAACTTTAATTGCTGATGACACTTGTGATTTCACAGACAGTTCTTCAGTAACTCTTGCTGAAAGAATTTTAACACCTGAGACTTTTCAGGTAAACCTACAACTATGTAAAGACGATTTCCGTTCTGACTGGGATGCGATTTCTATGGGTTACTCAGCTTTCGATAGCTTACCTCCATCTTTCGCTGATTACTTAGTAGCACACGTTGCTTCTAAAGTAGCTGAAGAAATGGAAACTACTATCTGGAGTGGAACTAATGGAACTGCTGGACAGTTTGATGGGTTCACTACTTTATTTGCTGCTGATGCATCTGTAATTGATGTAGCTGGAACTGCTGCAATTACTCCTGCTAATGTAATTGAAAAAATGGGAGACACTGTTGATTTAATTCCTTCTGCAATCTACGGAAAAGAAGACCTTAAATTATACGTTTCTAAAAATGTTATGAAGGCTTACGTTCGTGCATTAGGAGGATTTGGAGCTGCTGGATTAGGAGCTGCTGGTTCTGACAACAAAGGAACACAATGGTATGACAACGGAGCTTTATCTTTCGATGGTGTATCTGTATTTATGGCTAATGGTCTTGGTGATAACAAAATGGTAGCTGCTCAGTCTTCTAACTTATACTTCGGTACAGGTGTATTATCTGACTTAAACCAAGTTAAAGTATTAGACATGGCTGACCTTGATGGTTCTCAAAATGTTCGTGTAATTGCACGTTTCACAGGAGGAATCCAGTACGGATTTGGTTCTGAGATTGTATACTACACAGCTTAATAACTGTTTAATCTAATATAAAGGGGATGGGTGTCTTATCCCATCCCTTTTTTTGTTTAACTATAAAACTATAAAAATATGTCTTGTGATATTACAACAGGAAGAACAGAAGCGTGTAAGGAAAGTGTTGGTGGCTTAAGAAACATCTACATTGGAAATTACGTTGATGGACTTTACGCTGATGCAACAACAGCATCAAACCTAGACACTGATGAGCAAATTACAGGCTTAACAACTGATTTAGTTGTTTACAAGTTTGAGCTTAGAGGTGACAACAATACTTTTGAGGAGACTAACGAAAACTCAAGAGATAACGGAACTTCTTTTTGGACTCAAACTGGAGCTATCGTATTAAAGAAACAAGATGCTGCTACTCAGAAAGCTCTTAAATTGCTTTCTTACGGAAGACCACACATCCTAATCGAAGATTACAATGGTAACTTTAGATTGGCTGGACTTCAAAATGGAGTAGAAGTATCTGTATCTACTGCTACTGGCGGTGCAATGGGAGACCTTAATGGGTATAACTTATCTTTCGAAGGAAAAGAAAAAGAACCTGCTTACTTTGTATCATCTGCAATAGTAGGAGCTGGACTTGACTTTGATGTAAATGCATCAGTTATCAATCCGTAATAACTAATATGTTTAATATTAAGGGGGCTATGTTTAACATAAGCCCCTTTTTTATTAAATAAAATGAAAAGCAATGTTTGTTGTTATAATACTATGACAATAGCAGATATAAATAGCTTACCTGTAATTAGGGTTAATATTACTGGGAGAAGTTTCACTTCTTTAGCGGCTAAGATAACAAATCAAGAAACCAAGAAGGTTCACACTGTTGCAACAGGTAATATTGTTGTGGGTGCTGAGAATGCTTATGTGGACTTGACTATAACTGACTCTACTTTTCAGTCAAAGATAAACAGCAATAGCACTTTGTCTGTTAATATTTATAATTCATCAGATTCCTCACCTGTTTACAGGGATATAGTTACGTTTAGAACTTCATTAGCTTCTACTTCGGATTATGTTCAGGACAACTCTGATTATGAATACATATTTGTATAATAATAATACTATGGAAGACAATAAACACATTAGAGTAGTAAACTTAGCTGCATACCAGACTCCAGTTGTAAAAGAGGAATACAACAGGGATTGGGTATCTTATGGCGAAAGCAATGACTACTTTCAGAATCTTATAGACAACTACTTAGGCTCTCCTACTAATTCAAGATGTATCAATGGTATTATTGATATGATTTACGGAAGAGGCTTAGAGGCTCTTGACCGAATGGACAAGCCTGAGATGTACCTAGAGATGAAGAAGCTACTTAACAAGAAGCAAATAAAAAGAATAGTACATGACTACAAAATGTTAGGTCAAGCTGCTATTCAAGTATCTTACAATAAAAGAAAGACTAGAATACTTAAAGTATCTCATTTCCCTATGGAAACATTGAGAGCTGAGAAAGCAAATAAAAAAGGTGGAGTAGATGCTTATTACTATCACCCAAATTGGGCTAATGTAAAGCCTTCTGACAGACCTAAGAGGATTCCTACATTTAAGAATGGAACTAAAGGTCAAACTAACGAGATATACGTTATAAAGCCTTACAGAAGCGGTTTCTATTACTATGCACCTGTTGATTACAACGGATGCTTACAATACTGTGACTTAGAGCAAGAGGTATCAAATTACCACATAAACAACATAAAGAATGGTTTACAGCCATCTTTATTAATAAACTTTAACAATGGTGTGCCACCAGAGGAAACTCAGTCTGCCATTGAGAACAAGATATACGACAAGTTTAGTGGAAGTTCAAATGCCGGTAAGTTTATCATTGCATTTAACGAGTCACAAGAGACTAAGGCTGATTTAGAGCCTATTCACTTGCCAGATGCACACGCACAGTATCAGTTTATGTCTGATGAGGCAAGAGAGAAGATAATGTTAGGGCATGGGATTGTATCTCCAATACTTTTAGGTATTAAAGACAATACAGGCTTTGGTAACAATGCAGAAGAGCTTAGAACAGCATCTATCCTTATGGATAACATTGTTATTAGACCATTTCAGGAAGAAATCATTTCTTGCTTAGATGAGATACTAGAATTTAACGGAATCTATTTAGATTTATACTTTGTTACTTTACAGCCTATTGAGTTTACTGAACTAGAAAATATATCTACTAAAGTAAAGAGAGAAGAAGAGACAGGAGAGAAACTAAGCCAAAATCTAAAAGAGATAGATGGTAAAGAAGCCTATGAAACAATAGAGCAAGCAGAAGCTAAGGCTTTAGAGCAAGGTTGTGAAGGCTATCACGAACACACAGAGGGTGGTAAAACTTGGTATATGCCTTGTAAGGCACATAGCGAGTCCCTAAGAGACTTAGGAGAAGAAATGAACGACAACCCTATAAATGAAAAGATATGAGCTTAAAAGCGTTATTTATAAGTGTTACTGATTTAAAGAAGAAGTCAATTATTGATGGAAATGTTGATAGTGACAAAATAGTACAATATATTGAGATTGCACAGGACATTCATATACAGAATTATTTAGGTGGAAGTTTATACAAGAAGTTACAGGGGTTAATTATAGCTGGAACTATAACAGATGTTGCTAATGCTGATTATAAGACATTGTTAGATGATTATGTAAAGCCTATGCTTATTTGGTACACACAGGCTACTTACATACCTTACAGTATGTTTCAAGTAAACAATGGTGGTTTATTTAAGCACAGAAGTGAGAACTCTGACACAGCTTCTAAAGATGAGATGGATTACTTAGTACAAAGAACAAGAGATACTGCTGAGTTCTACACTAAAAGGTTCTTAGATTACATTTGCAACTATTCTAACTTATATCCTGAATATACTAGTGGTACTAATGAAGAGATGGACCCTGATAGAGATGTAAATTACACAGGAGGCTGGTTCGTATAATGAATAAGAAGAATGTAAACATATACAAGCCTAAGGAGGCTAATGTCATTAAATTGAAGGAGTATTTACAAAAGGTAGGTAAAACAGAAAACAATAAAAATATTACAGATGGGATACGGACAAATATATAACACAACTTGGTGGGGCAATGCAATAGAGACAGCATCATCAATAGGCACTAAACCAGATTTCTTTAGTGGACAATTTAAAATGAATGAAAGACAAGAAGTAGAAGCGGTTAAGTGTTTAGCCGACTGGACTCATATAACTGCTTTACAAGACTTAAATAATTAAACAATGGCAAAACCAAAATTAGCATTAATACCAGCAGCACAAGGCACTAAGTTTTACTCTGTATTACCGAGTAATGGAACTGGAGACTTTACTTTCACAAGAGGCAGCGTAGCTACTAGAATAAACGCACAAGGATTAATAGAGAACGTTGCAAGCGGTCAATCAAGACTTGACTACCCATTGATAGATGGTGTTCAGAAAGGGTGTCCACATCACATTTTAGAGCCAGCGAGGACTAACTCGGTTCTTTATTCAGAGGATTTTTTAAATGGCTTTGTTTTATCAAGAACTTCAGCTTTTGGTTCTGGTTCAGAAATTAATAATGTTATATCTCCAGAGGGTTCACTAAATGGAAGTTATATTCAACAAGCGTCTGGAGAGACAAGTGGAGGAGGTGTATTTAACACTTTTAGTTATATCAATGGAACAACTTATACAATTTCTATATTTGCAAAGAAAAAAGAAAACAGATATATTAGGCTTGGAGCAGGTATTGGAGGAAGTGGTGCGGCTGTTTTTTGTGGATTTGACTTGCAAGATGGTCTTGTAGGAAGCCCAGATACTGGAGTTACTGGTAAAATTGAAAATTATGGCAATGGTTGGTATCGTTGTTCTATAACCCTTGTATCACAAGTAACACTTTCAAGAAACACTTTTTTTTATCAGTCAAGTAATCTAAATTCTTTTATTACTACTCCTTTAAATGGAATATACATTTGGGGTGCTTCTGTTGAAGTTGGTTCTTATCCAACATCTTACATACCAACTAACGGAACAGCAGTTACTCGTTCAGCAGAAACTGCTTCTGGAGCTGGGAACTCAACTACGTTTAACGATTCAGAAGGTGTGCTAATGGCTGAGATAAGTGCTTTGGATAATGATGGAACATATAGGATGATTTCTTTATCCGATGGAACTGTAAATAATTCAACAAA